CCCTGGTCCAGACCAGTGGTATCCATCGGTGAGCAATCGCCACGATTCAACGATACGTAAACTGGAGGCTGACAACCCAGAGTTTAGCCGTCCTTGCTACTACTCGGTGAGGACCAGCAGGTTTGATCCAGCGGTCGGAAGCAGGAAGACCCTGGCGTTTTACCCTGCTCCAGACGCGGCATACACCATGCGAGTGCCGATGATTCTCCGTCCGGTGGAGCTCAACGAATCGAGTCTTTTTCCGGTCGGCGGGGAAATGCTCAGCCAGGTCATCCTTGAGGCTTGCTTGGCAGCGGCAGAGCACAATTACGAGGAAAGAGAGCACGTTCACGAGAAGCGATTCCTGGAAATGATCGCTCTAGCCATCCGAAATGACATGGAACGGTCAAGTCCGACAAGTTTAGGACCAGATGCACCCCGCGGCGAGTATGGAAATCGTAGCGTTTTCGATTATGATTACCGTAGCCGAGAACAGCGAATTGGACGGTTGACAATTGGAGGACAGATTCAGTGACAACACAACGATACAGTGCTCATATTCCAGCGGTGACGATTGGAACCTCGATTGCCGCGAGTTCAGTGATTGATTTCAGTAGCTCCGAAACTGGGAGGGTGCATATCCCTGCGGGTTCGTCTCTGACGACATTGAACTGGTATGCTAGCTTGACTGACAATGGGGTTTACACCCAAGTCAGGGACGGCTCGAATGCTGACGTTACGTCGACCGTGGCGGCAGGGTACAACTATGCGTTCCCTGCGGCTTTGATTGGCGCAAGTTTTTTGAAAATCGTTGGCAACGCTGCGGGTGTTGCTGGCATCACCATGAAAGATTGATTTTTTACTCAAAGGAGAGTAAGCATGTCGGAGCATAATATTTTGAATGAGTTGCTTGGTGCGTTTAGCAGTAACGGTCCTGGTTTGGTTCCGTTGATCGCTTCGACGGCTGGAACTCAAATCCCTGACGAGCGGTTGGTTCAGTTCGTCATCCCAACTTGGGGTAACGCGAACAACATCTTGATTCTTCCGAATCCAGACCCAGGCAAGATCGTCATCATTGCCGGCGCGGCAACTGGAGGTGAGTTGCGAACCACGGCTCCAGCAACGATTGCGATTAACGGCGGCACTGGTGCTGCTGCTGAGTCGGCGGTTGCTGCCAACCAGATGGTCATTTGCATCTGCGAGTCAGCGACTTCGTGGAAGGCGTTTACCATTGCGAGCAACGGAACGACCGCAGGACTCGAAGCCGCAGCGTAATCGTTGACATGCCAACCAAAGAGATACTATTCCCCTCGGGCGTGAATCGACGCTTCTCATTTCGTCAAGAAGTGGGCAGGCGCGATCGGTATTTCAGTCCTTGGTCTGTCAATTGTCGCATGGAGGACTTCCAGGGTCGCCTTCGTGGTGGATCTTGGTCGCCTACTGCTGCTGGATCGGTGCCTGCGACACAAAGCAACTACTTTGCCAGCGGTAGCAATGCGATTGTAGACGACAGCGGGAATCGCATTGTTGCGAGCTCTGGTGTTGCTGCGGTCCACAGTGGCGGGGTGGTTTACGTAGATCCAGGATCGAACGCTCCGGCGTCTCACGGTGCTCAGTGCGTCTATCGCGATCGATTCATCCGTCCTTCGGGAAGGATCATCTTCGCTAGCCGGCAGGGCGTTTACACCGATTGGTCGTTGAGTGCTGACGTCAGCGACATGGCGCGTCCGTTCGTTATCCAGTTGTCCGAGGCTGGAGAGATCGGAACTGACATTGTGGCACTGATTCCGCACAAAGACGCTTATCTGTTGGCGGCAACGAGCGGTTCGCTTTGGGTGGTTCAGGGAGATCCGACTGCCGATGGGACGTTGCGAAACATTTCTCGAGAGGTCGGCATGGTGGGTCCAAAGGCTTGGTGCCGTGATCACCTCGATCGGTACTACTTCCTGTCGTCGCATGGTCTTTACACCGTGTCGGCGTCTGGTGACGGTTTGCAAGCGATCTCCGAGGATGTTGTCCCTGAGCAACTCACAGGGGTTGCCGATGCGTCCACGGTGCTGGAATACGACCACGAAACTCGATCGGTGCGCATTCATATACCGTCAGCGGCGGTTTCCTGGATGTTCGATACCGAGCGAATGGGGTTCTGGCCGTTCAAGGTTGGAAACTCCAGCTCGCATGTCGCTCTTGGTCCGATTCAACTCGGGAACAGCAACAGCTACGGCAGGTTGATTCAGTTGCATGGCATCACCGCTTCTGGGAGTGTGAATGTCACCTGGAGGGTTATGGTGGCTGATACGGCAGAGCAAGTGAGCATCAACGCCAAAGCGGCGATTGAGGCTTTGGTTGCTGGCACTACGCCATCGAATGTTCACAGTAGCGGCGTTTGGGCGGCAGGTGTAAATCACCGTTGCTACCCTCGCGCCAGGGGTAAATACATGATCCTGCTCATCTCGGCTGCAAGTGGCAACTGGGCGTGGGAAGGTGCGAGTGCAGTGATAGAGCCTTCTGGGGCGTGGAGGTAGATCGTGCCTGATGTGACATTCTCCGAATGGATTGCTGGCTTGCCAGTCGATACGCTTACGGGACCAGAAAAGGTTCCGGTGCTTGACGGCACGACGTCTCGGCATGTCACGGCGACATTGCTTGCTGCGTTTGTCGTTGACACGCTCCATCAAGCTCCAGTGATCACAACGGTTGCTGACGCCGATGAACTCAACGTGTTTCAATCGGACATCGAAAAGATCATCACGGCTCAGAACTTCTTCAATTGGGTGGTGGATAAACTCGAAGCGATTGAAACGAGCACGACGATCGTCTCTGGCGACAAGTTGGTGTTCAACGACGGCGGCATTCTCAAGCAGATCGACATCGATAACGTCAAGACGTTCCTCAACTCCTCGGCTGTTTCCCTCGGGAATCAAATCGCTAGCCTGTCTGCTGCAACATTGGCTGACACGGATCAGTACGTCGTTGCACAGACAACAACTGCACGCAAGACGACGTTTGCTGACATTGCGGCGAGGGTCCACTCGCAGTTCTTAGCGTATGTTGCTGGTCTTTCGGCTGTTGCAACGCTCGCTGATGCGGACACGTTCTATGTGAGCGATAGTGGGGTGGCAAGCAAGGTAACAGCGCAAACGATTGCAACCTATGTGCAAGGAAAAGTCGGAGCTAGCGTTGTTTCAGGTGCGTGGGATACTTACTCGGCGCTCGGAGCGGCGGCGAATGCAACCGATGTGTTCCTTCTCGAGCGAAGCGGAACAGGAAGGACGGCAACTGGAGCAAATCTCGCGTCATACGTTGTAGGTACTCAGGATAGTGCGGCGAGTGCGGGTAGCGGAGTGGCTGGAGACAACTTCCTGATCTTCCGATCGGGAGTGCAGAACAAAATGGATATCGGCCAGTTGGCTACCTATGTCCTGGCTTCTGGATGGTCGGCAGCAAGCGGGAACCCAGTGGCAACTGGCGACAAGATTACGATCGGCAGGGGCGGGACCACTTTTAGCGTCACGGTTGACCAACTCAAGACATTTGCTCTCGTAGGCATTCAGGCGAGCGTTCTTGATCTCACCGGCCTGACGAGTGCTTCGCTTGCCTCGGGATCGCTATTCCTGGTCGGGGATGGTTCAACAGCCAAGAAAGCCACCCTAGCGGAACTCGAAACGAAGCTTTGGGTGGACTTTCAGGCTTACGTGTCTGGCTTGACTGCTTTGACGGCACTCGAGGACGCCGACACGTTCTATGTCATCGAAGGGACCACCCCCAAAAGGATCACTGGAGCAAACATTGCGTCCTACATCGAAACCGAGATGTGGGATAAAGCTGATGCAAGTCCTGCGGTTCAGGCTGGCGATGACCTGTGGATGCGACGAAGCACGACGAGTTACAAACTGGACGTTGGAGCTCTTGCCACCTACGTTGCTGGCATTGTGACGAGTAGCATCGATGTGGGTGCGTTGACGGCAGCAGCACTTTCCGATGGCGACCTGTTTCTTGTCGACGAGGGAGCGACGAACACGAAAGTTACGCTCGCAAATCTGCGGTCAAACTTTTGGGATGCACTTCCAGCTCACGTCACAGGGTTGACGGCTGCGACCACTGCGGTTGACGCTGATATTCTGTACATGATCGGCACTGGCACACCTCGAAAGCTGACTGTTGGCGACCTGTGGGACAGCCGCTATTTACTCGATGCCAAGACGATCAAACTTGACGATTTCACGGCTTGCGACGACAACACTGACCTGAACGCCACCTCGTCTGCGCACGGTCTTTTGCCGAAACTTAGCAACAACACAAGGCAGTTCTTGCGTGGTGACGGAACTTGGGCTCCTTCGTCCAGTTCCACAGCAATAGCAACTGCGGCAACTGGAAGCACTTACTTGGATGCGGCAGCTTTGGCAGCTACAAACACAACGTACATTACCTCGGATAGTGCAGCCAAAGGGGTGAAGTTGCCGACTGGTGCTCCAGGTGACATCATGGAAGTGATCAACACCAGTGCGACTGCTGCGAAGCTGTACCCTGCAACAACTGGGGTGTTGAACGGTCAAGCAGCAAACGCAGGTATTGTTATCCCAGCCAGCAAGGGGGTTCGGTGTTTTTGCTCTGCGATTGACACCTGGACGGTGTTTGACATGACAGCCAAAGCTGCGAGCGCTTAACGAAAGGGGTGGATAATGTCGACTGAAAATGACGTATCTGTAGTACCAGAGGTTACGCCTAACCAGTTTTTTTACGAGCTGCCAGACATTGCCAATCCGTTTACTTCGGTTGCGCAATGGTTCACAACTCAAACACTTTCTGACATCCCAGAAAA